GATACCCGTTTCCTTCTATATTGCAATATGATTGCATCACCAATGAAGTAGAAAAATTATATGTCCCTTCTAGACAAACAATCTTTCCGCCACCGGCTGCACTCAATTCTGTCGCTTTCGCTTGTATGATAGCAGCAGCATCTTGGGCTGTAGAAATAATTGTGTCTGCTCCTGCTTGCGATTTGGCAGAACTGTCGGAGCTTGCAAATATCCAGGTAGCAGTTCTCCCATTTTTGTCAATTGTGCTTTGTATCACGCTCCACAGTTGAGTATGAGCATTATCAGTCAATTTTGTTTTCAGATTCAATCCATAGCCTTCGATGACGTTACAGATTTCCTCCATCATGGCATTCATGATGGCAGCATTGACTGTTGTCCCGGGAGGACCATCCACAAAAATGTTTCTCCCTTGAGAATCTACACCGACATTATCAGATTCTACTCTGTGCATATATTCCTCCTAAGAAAATAACCGGGCGGAGGCCGACAAGGCTGATTCCGCCCGGAGCAAAGAAATTGGTCCCCCTCGCAGTCCACACTGCATTAGGTCCCTCTAACCGCCCAAGTGTCAACTTTGAATCTCCATTTTCCAGAAGCAGCGACATCACTGGCATCACTATGGGGCTCGATGTAACCAACAGCCAAAACAGAATTGGTAGTTACTGTGTAGCTGATAGAACCTTGTACGCCTGATTGCAGATACAGAGGTCGTCCAATGTTTCCAGACCAGATTGCAGAAAATACAGAATGGTACAGAACACCTTCTCGCAATATTTCCGCTTCACTATATCCAGCAACATAGCTGTCCAATGCCACCCCCATAACACCAGTCCTGGCAGACAAAGCGACATCTGCCAACAACCACGTACCAGAAGGACCAAGCACCATTACGTTCATGAATGAACATGCCTCTGATACGATTTGTGAGTGTTGAATCCATCCACGACCATACTTGTCAGTTGTGGTATAGATCGGTTCTGGTTGTTTGAAGAAATCTCCAGGCTGTGAGAATTCCTCCTCCATTACTGTGACGACAAAATCACGCAAATCCTGTTCGCTGATTTGCCCTGTCACGTTATCTGCAAATAGTGCCAATATTTGCGCTCTGGGTCTTTGTGTGTCTGCCATTTTAATTTCCTCCTATAAAATTAATGTGGTCTACTAAAACCAATAGAAAATCCATCTGTAAATTCTCCTCCACTATATCTGTCGAATCCTAATCTGAATCCATAACTAAATCCTCCTACATAATTGTTTCCATCGTAGTCATAAGCATTGGCAAATCCAATGCTGAAGCCTCTTCCAAATCCCAATCCAGCATCCCCAATTTTCCCATATCCATTTCCACCCCAGCTATTATCCCAGTCAGGTTGAGAATTGAATCCACAATTGAATCCTTCGCTGAATCCTCTCCCATAAAAATCAAACAGGACCAAAGTATGAGCTGGTTTGAATTTCTGTATCTCTTGAATCAATCTTTCAATATTGTAATTGATTCCATCCTCTACAGTTATCCAAATTTTCCAGTAAAACATATTGACTAATGGGCCGCAGGCCTCTCCACAAACAACAACACCACACCAAGCAGGATCAAACTCCTCGATGATGATTGTGTATCCAAGGTCAGCAGCCAAATCCTCAAAATATTCCTTGTCAGTTCTGCCATATTCCAATGTCTTAGCGACTATTGCCTGCACTCGTTCTTCAACTGTTTTCCCAAGATTGATATTTTCTTCATACAGCCCATACTCAATTTCATAATCAGTCAGTAATTCACTAATTTGACTCGGCAAGGATTCTTCAAATAGATCGAATCCTCTTCCTTCAATTCTTGCATATTCCCCAGCCAACCCCCACAAGAATTTGGTAAGAGTGGACCCACTGACTCTATTCCAAATCTTCCCTTTAGGAAGTAGAGACTGCAATAGTTTCAAATAAAGCGTATCGTCTCTGCCGCTCATTGATAATCTCCATAAGTGATATCACCTAAAACATGCACCTGATTAACTGCCGCTGCCACATCTGCTGATGGGGATATTATTTTACTCCTCACCTCTCCGATAGCAGAAACAATCGCTTCGTACATTTCAGAGATGGACAAAGTCACAGCTGGACCGCCTGCTGCTTGAAATAAATCCTCCAAACGTTCCTGAATCGAATTCTGTACCACTGTTGTATTGGGAGAGATTAGAATGTGAAAATTCACAGTCAAGGCGGTGATAGGAATGACAAAGAATCCAGGTTGAGCGGTGACAGGAATTCCAATAGTAAATCCTGTCTCAGGGTCCGTATGAGAAACTATGTAATTGTACATCTCCTCTCGTTGTGTAGGGGTGGGAATGAGGCTGTCGTCATCATCTCTCACGAATGCCAGCCCTATGGTTCCTGGGCCTTGATACAATGGGATGGACCAGGAACGGGTGGTGCCGGGAACTTCTAATGCCCATGCTTCATAATCAAATTCTGCTCCTCCATGAGGTGGTTGTCTTTTCCTTGTCAGTATTCTGTTTCTGTAATCCTCATCCTCCTCTTCATCTGTTCCCCCTGTTATTCCTCCAGAATCTATCAATACTGTGGAATCAACATTCGCAACAGGAGAAACGAAAGAAAGAGTAGCTCCGACAGATTCATTGTACTCTGTTCCTATTTCCTCCGCTGTTATATCTGCAGTAAAAACCCCACCAGCTATGGTGACATCAGAATCAAATGTATATACATTTCCACTTTCGCTCTGCACTCTTGTGGCTGCTGGTATGGTTATGCCTGTGGTCCCTGTTCCAGATATTCCACCAGTTGCTTGTACTCCAGCATTTCTTGATATTCCGTACTCACTTCCTTGTCTTTCCAAATATTCAGAATCAGCCGAGGAAGCAAATAGTTGTTTTTTCATATAGTCCAAAAATCCATAGACAAGGTGCAAGGCTCCGCCCAGTACTCTTGCTATGATGAGAAAAACTGAACGTCTCAAAAACGTGGTACTGTTATCAACACGCGAATTTAAATCACTGACTATTCTATTGACTATTTCATGCAATGTTGGTCTTGAAAAAGGCATATCATTCTCCTAATTGTGCTTCCCAAAGATCATCAAAATTAATACTTTCCACTCCGCCATATTTTCTATGAATTCTAATGGTGGCAAGTAGTCTGTAATTGGACACATCTCCGAATTTTATTAGTTCCACTTCAATTTTTCTCGCTATACCATCATTTATCATCCACTCCAAACAGTCCTCTATAGCTTTTTTTATCCCTAACAACGTCACCTGATCGGTTTTGGATCGATCAAATTGCCACAATTTGCTTCCGATTTTATCTCCTCTATCAGGAACCAAGTCTCCCCACCAACCGCGTCTGTCGTTAGGATCGTCTATATCATCATCAGGATCAGCTCTTCTGTCTGTAAATAAGGAAATCAAAACAGCCGTACCTAATCCGTATTCCCTCACCAAATCACCATTTTTGTACTGAATATCTCTCTCAAGAGTATCTGGATCGAATGCCATCAATATATCAGCAGCCACTATTCACACCTCGCTTTATTTTGTCCTGCGTCTGTTATTTTATATTTGCATTGGCACACCTGAGTCGCTCCTCCAGGGCCGTTTATGAATAAGCCGGAACAATCTCCTTCATCATTCAGTCTCATAGGATTATCTCCCTCAGAAAAACATTTCGTCCCAGTTGGAAATATTATTCCTGATCCCATACTATGAATGAATCCTGGCAACACACAAGTATTGATGTCCCACAAAATATGCCACTTCAAAACATGCTTGGAATTGGCTTTCAATTTGTCAAACTTGAATACAGTATAATTTGGTTTTCCAGGGACCCAAGGACCAAGAGGAGTAATTGTGATCTGGTAATCTTCATTTGCCATATCAAGACTCACTGCAAAACCTCCAAATTGGTCCCATTAATTTTCACCTCTCCAGATACCATCTCAACAGTATTCCCATTCACACACTCCAAAACAATTCCATCTGATGATAATTTGATTGCGTTTCCATGTTTGTCCCAGACACGCACATCATTTTTACTCAAATCTGTAGGGCGCAATTCTCTATTCCCGACAATAATTGCAATCCCATTATCCCTATTCCCATTTGGAAATAGTAGAACAACCTCTGCATCATCACTCTCTTCTGGATATGTTTCGAATCCATAAGGTTGTATTCGACTGATATCAGAAATCGTTTCCTTCTTCAATCCTTTCACTTGCACTCTCTGCGTTTTTTTAGAGTTGTCCACAGCAGATAATACCGCTCTTCCGACCAACAGAAACAGTTTGTTTTTCAATTTCTCTATCAATTCATTCATCTATCAAATCCTGATTTTATCAATTCATCTGATGTGGTATATGTATTTTTATCCACCACAGTGATATCTGTATAATATCCTTCCTCCTCTGTATACATGAATTCCAAATCAGATATGAGCATTTGCTTACCACTGATCTTTGCATATGTGTCCTTTATTTGCGCCAAAGAATTGATTTTCCATAATTCCCCATTGGCCTGTTTCCAATCCCTAATTCTATATCGCAATGGTCGGGATTTTCCAGCACTGAAATTCCTTATGAACTTGGCTTGATTTGATGCGGTCCCGGAATCTATTTCAGCATCAGATAGATGAACGATCTTTCTCTTGGTGTTCTTTATGACTGAATCTGTGGCTGTACCCATTGGCTGCAAATAATCCAAAGGTTGATTGAAATCAGTTTCCTTCCCATATCCTTTCACCACATATGAATTGAACCTATTCACATTTGAATGGTGAATTATTCCATTCAATATGTTCCCGCCAAGTTCAATATTTTCTTTGGATGTCCTCGTTGTGGAAACTGCTGTCAACGTTAATTTATTGTCCCCAT